CCCTAAGCAATCTGATGCGCGATGCAGTAGATGCAACAGGTCTTGAGGGTGGATACCGTCAGGGGCTTCTCAATGCCGCTGGTGGCGTTGAAACAGCAGTAGACTTCTTGCCTGTGGTTGGTGACGTTCTTGGCTTAGAGGACGCATCAAGAGCCTATGGGCAGGGTGACATGGTTGGCGCTGGTATTAACATGATGGGCGTTGTGCCTATCATTGGTGATGCGGGTGTAAAACTCAGTAAAGGAGCTAGATCAGCTTTAAGAGACCAAGGTTTCACAGAAGGTTTTTTCCACGCATCTAAGCAAGACATCCAAGATGGATTTAAAGCTGGGTATAGTGACGGAATGGTTTTTGTCACGCCAGAGAGAGAATTTGCAAACAACTGGGTCGGTAAAGGAAAATATCAGCAAAGGTTAGGCGAAGAGAATATAGATGATATGCGCCGCGCAGATCGTCAAAAATTATGGGACGAATATGAGTCTCAATATGGTTCTTACGAAAACTGGCCCTCTGAAATAGAAGATGAATATAACAAAAGATCAATGAATTTAGCGCAACAGTATCAAGCCTCTGGCGGTGCAATCTATCCTGTTGCTGTTAAAGCTAATAAGCAATTTGACCCAGAAGAAAACCCCGAAGTTATTGCAGAGTTTTTAAAGTCTCAAGGTCGAGACCCTAATGCCACAACGATTGTTAGCGAAAAAACTGACTTAGAGGCTTACCAAGAAGGCAATTATTTGTTTTATGAAAACAAAGAAATGGCAGACTTCTTAAAAGATAAAGGATATGACTCTGTTTGGCTCAGAGAGGACACTACCAAAAGCGGCTTGAGTAAGCCCTTCTCTACGTTAGCTGTGTTAGATGAGACAGGTGTCAAGCCTGTATATGATTTTGCTAGAGAGGCAGATACGGCTGCTTCAGCACTGCGCGGCTTAGAGATTAGCCCAGAAATAAGGATGCAAAGAGCCGAAGAACAAGGCTACGAGCCTATATACCACGGAAGCACTTATGATATTGAGCGGATAGATTTAGGTGGCATGAATCCTGAAAGTCACTTTGGGCGAGGATTTTATAGCACAACTTCGCCTAAAGATGCTTCTGAAAATTACGCTCGTACATTTGGGCCTGACTTAAAAAATAAAATAACACGCAGAGCAGAACAAATTGAATCTGACTTAGAGCTGACAGATGAAATGGCAAGAAAAGAGGGCTATGCAGATGTTGCTGAAATGTCATGGGATATGGCGAAAAAAGAAGTACAAGGGCCAAATGAAGGCGTTGTTTATCCTTTGATGGGCAGGACTACTAGCGCATTTGATATATCAAATGATGGCAATACTTTTTTGCGGTATGAGCAGCCTGAGCTAAATCCAGAAGACTATCTTGATGAAGCTGGTGGTGATATGGATGTCGCTTATGATCTTGCTAAAGAAGCTGCGTATGACTTTGAGCCAGAAGGTGAGTTAGTAGACTTTTTAGAAAGCCTGCGTAGAAACCCATATTTAAGCCAAGATGATTTTGCAACCCTTCAAAGTAGTATTCTTGAAGAGGCATATGATGGTGGTATTAGCGCAAATAGATTAGATGAGATTTTTAGAAGTGCAGACATATATCCAGAAGATGACGCAGGAAATTTAATTTCTCACGATATCTTGAGGCAGGCTATTCAAGATTCTGGCTATGACACAATTATTCATGAAGCCGACATATTCCGTGGCATGGATGTAGATAAAGGCACTAAGCATAAGATATTTTTAGACCCCACAAGAGTACGGTCAATCAACGCCGAATTTGACCCAGCCAAGATGGACAGCGCAGACCTGCTATCAAGCGTTGGTGCTACCAGTGCGTTACGAGGAGTAGCTTAAACAGCCATAATTAACTCTGTAACCATATCATCTAGCTTATCCCACAATTCCTCAATGATAGGGCCATCACCGGCCCTGTCAGCCTCTATTAGCTGTCCTATCACATCAAACAGAATGTCGTGCATCTGCTCTGGGTCATCTGTTTCGAATATTTCGAATAAGTCGCTCATAAGTCCTCCGTGGCGTATTTCGCCATTAGTTAGCCTAATTTACTACTAAGTATTGATTATTACCACATTATGCTATAATCGCCACAGGCCACCTGACCTATTCAGGGCATTTACCTATAAAGGGCATATTATGAGCAAGCTGCAACCAGAGGATAACTACGAGTACGAATCTGAGGAAGACGTAACCACAGAGACGGAGGTAGAAGAAACTGAAGATTCTGTTGAGGAACAGGATACCGAATCAGCACCGGAGGCGGGGGAGACCCCAGAGAAACATATCACGTTCAGCGAAGACCAGCAGCGAATACTTGATGAGGCTGTAGGGAAGAAGGTTTTCAAGCTCCGAGAGAAGGAGCGAGAAGCAGAAGCCCTGAAGAAACGGCTTGAAGAGTTAGAGGCTAAAGTTCCTGAACAGAGGCGACCTAACGTCCCAGCAATACCAGACCCGTTTGCAGTATCCGATGAGGAATACAGACGGCAACTGTATCTAAGGGATGAGGCACTCAAACAAGCTATTGCGTTCGATCAGCAACAGCAAATGCTGAAGCAGCAACAAGAACAAGTGCGGCAACAGCAGGAACAAAAGCAGCAAGAAGTAATGACCGAGAAGGTTCAGTCTTACTCCCAGAAGGCCACAAGTCTAGGGATTAAGGCAGAGGACTTACAGGTAGCAGGTAACACGGTAGCGCAGTTTGGCATTCACGAGGACTTAGTTCAGTACATACTGGAAGAAGACCAAGGGCCATTGATTACTACTTACCTGTCTAAGAACCTCTTAGAGCTAGAGAAGCTACGCGAGATGTCACCTACACAGGCGGCAGTTTATGTAGCAACAACGGTTAAGCAGAAAGCTGCTGCTCTTAAACCCAAGGTAAATAACGCTCCTGATCCATTGGAGCAACCACACGGCGCTGGTAAAGCCCCCAAACCTAGAGGGCCGCAAGGCGCAGTATTTGAATAGGAATAGTTAAAAATGGCTAACAATCTCAATAGTAACGTCACTCGGAAAGTGGCTCGGGTCTTCCTAGAAGCATTCGAGGCATCACGAGTTCTGACTAAGACTGTCAACACTCAACTGTTGTCAGGCAAGTTCAACCCTTCATCGGGTTCAAACGTGGACTTCAAGCGTCCTCACGACTACAACTCAATCCGTACCTCTGGCGGTGACATTAGCTCAAGCACTAAGAGCGACATCATTGCAGGTAAGGCAACTGGTACAGTACAAGACTACTTCACAGCCGCTACTGAGTGGGGCAATGTTGAAGAAGCTCTTGAGCTAGACCAACTCGACCAAATCCTTGAGCCAATGGCCCGTCGCATTGTGACTGACCTTGAGCTTGATCTTGGTTCATACATGAACAAGAACGCTTCACTCAAGTATGGTACTCACGGCACTGCCGTAGATGCTTGGGGCGACGTTGCAGGCGCTGGTGCATTGATGGACTCTATCGGCGTTCCTATGAGCGACGAGAAGTATTACATCATGAACCCATTCACTACTACTGCGCTGTCTTCAGCTCAGAACGGTTTGAATGCGGCTGACGGCCTTGTTCGTACAGCATGGGAAAAAGCACAGATCAGCCAGTCTTTCGGCGGCATGATGGCGCTTACTTCTAACGCACTGCCTAGCTACACTTCAGGTACTACTACTGACCGTGAAGGCGCTTTGGCTACTGCTCCTGACGCAACTTACGTCACAGCTAAAGACACTATGACTCAGGTTCTTTCTTTGAGCGGTCTGGGTACTGGTACTATCAAAGCTGGTGACATGGTAACTATTGCAGGCGTTAACCGTCTCAACGTAGCTACTCGTCAGCCTATGCTTGATGCTTCTGGCGCTGTTGTGCCTTGGACAGGTACTGTACTCGAAGATGTGACTATCGCTGGCAACGCTGCGACTATCACTGTTTCAGGTGCTGCTATCTACGAAGCTAACGGTCAGTACAACAACGTAGACGCTGCTCCTGCACAGGCTGCGGTTGTAACGATCCTTGGCGCTGCTTCAACTCTGTACCAGCCTAACCTCTTCTACACGAAGCAGGCATTCGGCATGGGTACTGTTAAGCTACCTAAGCTCTACTCAACTGACACAATCGCTACTACTAGCGACGGTATGTCAATCCGAGTATCTAAGTACGCAGACGGTGACGCTAACACGCAAAAGATTCGTTTCGATTTGCTTCCGGCGTACGCCACATTTAACCCCTTGTTTGCCGGAAAAGGCTTTGGGGTCTAGCGACTGAAAACGAACAAGGGGGCTTCGGCCTCCTTTTTCTAATTTTGCGAAGGAATAAAAATGGCAACTGTTGCTCAAGTCGCAAAAGCATCACTTCAGCGAATTCTTGTACAAGCATCTGAAGCTCCTCTTGAGCCTGATGAATATCAAGATTACATATTCGCACTAAACAATTACATGGCTCAGCTAGATGCTCAAGGCATTAGCTTGGGTTATACCGTGGTAGATAGCCTCGGTGATGAAGTCACAGTCCCTACTGGTGCGTTAAGAGGCATAATCGCTAACATGGCGATTGAAGTCGCACCTGACTATGGAGGCGTGGTTTCAGAAGGTCTAGCTCTGGCAGCGCGTCAGGGTATGCAGACCATGAGGACAATAGGTCAGAGAATCAGGGCAAGCAGGTTGCCTGCTACGTTGCCTTTGGGTTCTGGTAATGAGGATGAGTCCTACGGATTGAACGGACACTTCTACCCAGACGCAGAACAAGAGATACTCGCCGAGACTACAGGCGCAATCGGTTTGGAGGTCAGCACAAATGGCGGGTAATTCACAAGGCCGCAAGAAGAGCGAGTTCATTCAGCAAAATACAGTCTTAGCTAATAGCTATCTAGACTACGTTGTAAACGGTACTAACTACAAGATCAGCTATGACAACTTCGTAGCTAACCTTGGTGTTACTGGCTCTATAGTCCAAGACGGAGCGGTAACTGGCGCACCTGTGCTTGATGTTGATGGAACTGTTAATAGGATCAGAACCATAGAAAATGGCTCTGGTGTACTGGCTAACGTCTCAGCAGAGAATGGGATTAAACTCTCACACAACTTTGCAAATGACGGCACTGGTACACCTATATTCCTAAGCACTACGGCAGACCAGCCAGTGTTTGCAAGTCTGGTAGCGGGTAATGGTATTTCACTTACCTCTACGGATAACTACGTCACCATCGCTCAAGAAGGTATTGCTGAGTACGCCAGCGTCACCATGCATGGCAACGCCACAGCAACAGTCATTGCTGCGACAGCAACACCAGTAAAGGTGGCTGGCACGTTTATAGTAGGCGATGAGGCTGGGTACACTGGCGACACTACAGGACGCATCACACATACTGGCAATACTGCTAGACACATTATCAATGCAATTATCAGTATGACTGTAGCCAGTGGCACGAACCACACAGTGTCCATGTACATCGCGCTAAACGGCACTGTCATTCCATCTACCAAGACTACGACCACAACGTCTAGTGGCCTCTACAGAAGCCTTGCGACATTCGCAAACCTTGAGTTAGATGAAGGTGACTACGTTGAGATATTTGTTAGGAACGAATCCACAACTGATAACCTGATTGTATTGGATGCCATTATAGGGGCGCTTTAATGCCTGTAACTCAGTTACCCATAGCGAATGGTTTCTATGTATCAGACTCTCTGCCTATCGCAGCTCAAGAGTGTACGAACTGGTATCCGAATGTTGTTCAGGGTGTTGGATTGGCTCAAGAGACTCTATTCGGCACTGAAGGCATTGTTCAACTCGCTACCTCTGGTGTACTAGATAACGTCAACCGTGGGTCGCATGAGATGGCGGGTAAGCCGTACTTCGTCAATGGCGAAAGACTTTATCGGTTAGACGAGTCTGGCGGTGCTTACACTTTGACGTTCATCGGCGATGTTGAGGGGACTGTCAGAGTCTCTATGGCTGACAACGGCACACAATTGATGGTGCTTGTTCCTAATGGTAACGGGTACATCTACAACCATGTGACTGACACGTTTAGTCAAATTACGGATTCGGACTTCACTGCGAATGGAAACCCCCAGTTCGTTGTGTTCATAGATGGCTACTTCTTGATTACCACAGACTCCAAGAAGTTCATCGTAAGCTCCATCAATGACGGCTTGAGCTACAACGCTTTAGACTTCGGTACAGCCGAGTCCGACCCTGATGACATTGTTGCTCCGGTGGTTTACAAAAACCAACTGTTTATCTCTGGTGGCCAGACCTTTGAAGCGTTTCAGAATATCGGTGGTGCTGACTTCCCTTTCCAACGTACAGGTCTATTCCTACAGAAAGGCTGTTACGCTCCTTACTCATTGGTAAACGCACAAGACACGTTTATGTGGGTCGGCGGTGGAGAGAATGAAGGGCCAGCTATCTGGGCGTTGAATGGAAATAGTACAGTCAAAATCTCCACCACAGCGATAGACTCATTACTGTCTACCCTAACGCAAGAGCAAGTCTCCAATATCTTCTCATGGGCTTACGCAAGCAAAGGAGCATACTTTATAGGCTTCTCACTGCCCTCTACGACGCTTGTATACGACACTACAAGCCAAAGGTGGCATGAGCGTAAATCCTTCCTAGAAGGCTCGTTAGGAGCTTTAAGGGTGGGTTCTATTGTTAAGGCTTACAACAAGATTCTATGCGGCGACATCATAGACGGTCGTATTGGTGAGTTAGACCCAGACGTTTATACAGAATACGGCAATACCATTGTCCGAAGAGTCGCTACGCAGCCTTTCCAGAACAATATGCAGTCTGTGTTCTTTCCTTCACTAGAACTCACTGTTGAGTCAGGTGTGGGCAATGAGGCAGTGGTTGACCCACAGATAGTCCTAGAGCGAAGCAAGGACGGCAAGACTTGGAGCGGCCCAATAGCTAGGTCAATTGGTAAGATCGGTGAATATACCCGTAGAGCTATTTGGCGAAGGAACGGCAGGGCAGCTAGGTTTGAGGTGTTTAGATTCACCTTAACGGATGCGGTGAAACCAGTGATTATTCAACTGACTGCTAACATCATTGGGGGAGATAAGTGACAAGCCCTAGACTCAACGCTGCACAGCCTATTGTTTCGGCTAATGGAACAATGGAGCAACCATTTCGGCAATTCACTCAGGATGCGAGTTTAAGTATTCCTATTGTCGGCACAGGGTCGCCAGAAGGCGTGGTAGAGGCTAGGCAGTACAGTTTATACATAGATGCCACTGGTTCTAGCGGTTCTATAGAGTACAGGAAGATGCAGCCATCCATTGCAGGAGATACGTCTCAAGGCTGGATTGCGGTATAAATGTGGTAAAATTAACCAAATCCAATAAGGCTAATTTATTGTGCAAGCAGTTATAGACCAAGACCATAGAGAAAGAATGGAAGCCCTTGAAGGCGCTATGGCTGCTAGTGATAACAAAATTGATGTCGAAACGCTAGAATGCAATCATTATTTCTCTCACGGCCTATACACCAGAGAGTTACACATTCCTCAAGGCGTGGTCATTACTGGCGCTATTCACAAGTATTCTAATGTGAATATTCTTTCTCAAGGGAAAGTCATCGCTGTAACGGATCAAGGCAGAATTGAGATAGAAGCTCCTTATACGTTTGTATCTAATGAGCTTGTAAAGAAAGCTATTTACGCAGTCGAAGATGCGGTATGGATTAATGTCTTACCGTGGGATAAAGAGCCAGATGTTGACTTGGTTGAACAAGAGTACGTTATCCCAACTTACGATTTATTAGATATTCAAATGGGGTTAAGCCCCGAACAGTTATTGGAGAAAGAATAATGGCATTCGCAGTAGGTGGAGCTTTATTATTAGGTGGAGCTAGTCTTGCTGGTTCTGCCATGAGCAATAGAACCAACAGAAAAATTGCAGAGCAAGCGCAGGCGCAGAACGCGCAAGATAAAGCCTTGACTCAGCAGTATGCAAAAGCAGCAATGGAGCAATTGCCTGTTGGATACCAAAATGCCCAAGCGGTGCGTCAGCAGGCTTTAGGTCAAGGTCTTGGCCTAGCTGGTCAGACATTCCAGCCTACCGCTGAGATGATCAACCAAGGCGGCATGATGAATCAAAATGCTCTGTTAGCTGGCCTACAGCTTCAGCGCAACGCCATACTTGGTAAGGACATGGACTACAGCACTTTGCAGGCTATGTCTCCGCAGATGGATTACTCTGCGCTATCTGGGCTAATGAACCCACAAGGTTTGGACTTCCAGCCCATTGAGCCTATGAAAAACGCCTTTACTACTACGCAAAATGAAATTCAAACATATCTTGATGAGAATCCAGATATTGAGGCTGACTATAAACGGCAATTGCCAGAGCTTAGAGCAGGCGACCCTAACAATCCCAACTACAAAGACATTCAGTCATACGGTAGATGGCATTACGACAACATCGGTAAGTATGAGATTGAGCAAGGTAAACGCGCACCTATTGGTAGTAAGGCTGCTCCTCAGTCTGAAGCTGCTCAGTTAGTCACTACCGATCAAGTCAGTACAATACTTAACGCTGGAATGAGGCCTTAACAATGTCGGCTATTCAAGAAATTCAAACACTCATCAGTCAGGGCCAGCCTATTCCAGAAGGCGTTCAACGCGCTGCTTTGCAGGAAGCTGCTTTGTCAGGAATGTCTGAGGCAGACTTAGCGAGTACATTTGGTGTTGATCCAAGCATGGTTTCCAATGCTGCAACGGCGCTAAACTTTGTGCCAGATGTCCCTATTCAAAACATCAACAATCAAGCAGCTAAAGCAGCAATACAAGCTATCCCCGCTACTGGCACTTATACGCCAGAACAAGTTCAGACTGTGACTGATCTAATCAATACAGGTCAGGCCAATATCTCTGATGTGTCTAGTCACTTCCAAGTCGATCCAAGTTATGTCATGGAGGTTGTGTCTGGCGTTCCTAAGTCTGTTTATGCTGAAGGGTCATTTACCCCAGAGCAAACTCAACGGCTTGGGTCATTGGTTTCATCTGGTGTAGCAACTGCGCCGCAAATCGCACAGTATTTTGATGCGCCTGTTTCTGATGTGACAAACTATCTTTCTCAAACTGCAAACTTTACTCCAGACCAGTTAGCTAGTTCATTTGTTAGTAACATTGCAGCAGACCAAGACTACAGCATGGAAGACGCTATGCAGGTCAAGGCTGCAATAGATTCTGGCAATATGACCGTAGCCCAAGCGGCTAGGCAGTTTGGTGTTCCAGAAGCAGATGTTATGCGCGTGATGGGTGAGATTGATGCCGCTAACGCAACTAACACCACAGACTTAACCTATGGTCGTGATGGGGACAATATCCCAACAGGTCTAGCTGGAGCAGAAACAGCTTTAACAGGTAGTGCTAGTGACGCTTTAAACCTTCTCAACCAAATTAACCAAGCTGGTAGAGCCGATATGCTCGGCATGACCAATCAAGGCTTGGATGAACTAATAGGAGCGTATCAGCAGTCCAGATCAGACATTACCCAAGGCACTACTCAAGGCTTAGAGGCTTTAGGCGCAGGCTTAGGTCAAGCTAGAACTGATATTACTGGCGGCACTACCGATGCGTTAAACGCTCTGCAAACAGGTGCTACTCAAGCCAGAGGCGATATTACAGATGCTTTTGGTAGAGCTGAGGCGATGTTTGATCCTTACTCTCAAGCAGGCACTACCGCTCTACAGCAGCAGCTTGCTCTGTCAGGAGCATTAGGTCAGGACGCATTCAATCAGGCGTACCAAGAGTCTCCACAGATGGCGTTCCTGCGCGAGCAAGGAATGAGGGCTAACCTCTCTGGCGCAGCGGCTACTGGTGGTCTTGGTGGTGGTAATGTCCAAAGAGAATTACAACGCTTTGGGCAGGGTCTAGCCTCACAAGGGCTTCAGCAGCAGATAGAGAATCTAGGCGCATTGTCTGGACAAGGCTTTAACGCTGCTACCAATGCGTCAAATGTTGCCACTACAGGTGGGACAAACTTGGCTAACATTGCGTCTCAGCTAGGCGCTAATCAATCTAACTTGTATCAGAACCAAGGTTCTAATCTTGCTAATATTGCACAGCTTCAAGGCACTGCTGGGTTAGATGCCTACCTGAACCAAGGAAGCAACCTAGCCAGACTCGCAGAAGGTTACGGAGCTAATCAATTAAATACTAGGGTTAATCTAGGTAATCAGTTAGCTGGTTACAACCTCAGCACAGGATTACCTGCTGCTAGTACTATTTCTAATCTGGGTATTAACTTGGCGAGTGGCAGAACACAGGCTGGAAGAGATTTAGCTAATCAAGCAGGCTCTGTTGCTCAGTTACTAGGCGGCATTCAGCAAGGCCAAGCGACTAATCTTGCTAACCTAACTCAGGGCCAGATGAACTACATCAACAGCCTGACAAACAACGCAGCTACTGCCGAGGCTATGGCACAACAAGGTTACAGCGGTAATCAAGCAAATATGCTGACAGGCACAGGTAGCGCAATGGTCGGTCTAGGTAATGCGCCTTCGTTTGTTCCAGATTATGGAAATCAAGTAGGCAATGCCGCAGAAGCAGCCGCTGCTGGATATAATTTGTTTGGTAATCAAAACACTAATCAGCAACCCAGTGGCTATGGCACGAACATGAACATAGGTGGTTACTTTCCTCAAGGGTATTTTAACCCCAACCAACAATCGACAATGAACTACAATCCTACATTGTATTCAACGCCAATTTCGGAGCTAGGATAATGGTTGACGTAGCAAGAGCGTTATCAGGAATAGGCGCAGCGTTTAAAAACGAGATACCTCAGTTCCAGCAGCGTATGCAGCAAGAAGACCTGTATAAGATGAAGATGGCTGACATGGACATGGCGCGTCAGGATGCTGATGCGAAGCGTGAGGAGGCTCGTAAGAAGACTTTCTTCCAAGATGTCGCTGTAGCTAAACAGTATTTTGACGCAGGTGACTTTGGGTCTATCGCAGACATCGCTAGAGATAGATTAGAGATTCTATCCCCTATGGGCGTGAATACTCGTGACTCACAGGAGATGCTTCAGTTAGCTGACGCAGCTAGAGCAGGTGATACTTCTGCTATGCAACAGCTAAAGAATCAGCTTGATACGTCTTATTCTGTGGGGCAACTGTATGGTGTTATACCTAAGCCTGCTGAAAGGAAAGGCGTTGTTGTAGGCGACAACTTAATAGACCCAGTTACAGGTGAAGAAATTTACAAAGGCAAGCCTAAAGACAAGGGGTTTGAAGACGAGTCTAAGTTACGCACAGAGTTTAACTCTCTGCAAAGCGTTAAGGATTTTGCGATTAGAAATAGCGCCCTAGGTGCAATTGAAGCGTCAGCGCAAGACCCAACTGCCGCTGGTGACATCTCATTGATATTTGCTTACATGAAGATGCTTGATCCTAACTCTGTAGTTAGAGAAGGTGAATTTGCTACAGCTCAAAGCGCAGGCTCTGTTCCTCAAACCCTTTGGTCTAAGTACAATCAAGCCCTTACAGGCGAAAGGCTTGCCCCAGAAGTTCGTCAGGATTTTGTTAATCGTGCTAACAAACTTTACACTAGAGCCTCTGAAGACTTTGGTAAGGTTTATACAAGGTACGAAGACATCGCTAAAGCAAACAATTTAGACCCTTCCAGAGCGTTAGTAGATTACCGTTTCAAAGCGCCTTCTGCGGCAATTCCACAGTCAGCAATAAATGCAGAAATTACTCCTGACATTTGGAATGAAATGACTGACGAAGAACGAGCATTATTCAACTAAGAGAATCACTATGGCAGATCAAGACGAACTCGCAAGGTTGCAGAGGCAGGCCATAGCTAATGCAAAGGCTAGGGTTGCACAAAGAGCTGAGACATCTATTGTTGGCGCTTCTGATATTCCTTCTAATGAAATGGTTGGGCCTTCTGAGCCTGTTGATTTAGCAGCTAGACAAAGAGAAGCAGCGGCAGCAGCAGAGGAGAGATTAGGAATATCAGAAACAGCAAGGCAGCGTAGACGGGCTTTTCAACAAGCCCCAGAAATATCTATGACAGGTGTTGAGTCAATTATGACTCCACTCCCTGAAGATGCTGGGATGATGCAGCGTATTGGTCAGGGTGCAAAAGAGTTTGGTACTGCTGCGGCAGGATTGACTGCGCTTGATCCTTGGGAGTTTGGTCAAATCCTTATGGAGCAAGACCCTAATATTGGCGTAGTGCAATCTCCAGAGGGTGAGTTCTTTGCTATTAACAGAGAAACTGACCGTATAGTTTCACTAAACAAGATCGGCCCAAGCCCGACAGATGCTTTGCAATTACTCGGAAGCACAGCGGCTGCAATGCCTTCCGCTAGAGGAGCTACAATATTAAATAGAGCTTTAACCGCTGGAGGACTACAGACTGCGGTACAGAGTGGGCAAGAATTAATGGGAGGGGAATTTAACCCTGCTGATGTTGCTTTAGAGACATTAACAACTGGAGCGTCTGACCTTATCCCAGCAGGATATAGAGCAGCAAGACAAGCAATGTCTTCAGACACTCCTGCTGACACAGGTATGAAACAGGTTATCTCTGAGGTTGGTGAGGCAGCGATAGACCCTCAGCCTACTCGTTTAGCACGAGCTGCTGAAACAGTTCAAGCAGACCCTGCATTAGTAAGCACTGCTCAAAGACTTGGTGTTGAAGAATCTGTTCCACTTAGTGCTGTATCTGGCAATGAGCAATTCAGAGCAGTACAAGCAGGTCTTACTGCAAGGCTAGGCTCTGATTTAGCTGACGATCAAGCTAGAGCTATTGAGGACTTGTCTAGGAATGTTGCGGGAAGATTAGAAGAATACGGCGCAGCATCTTCTCGTGGCGGGTTTGATGATGTTATTAGGGACAGAATCCAAACTGATATAGCAGACTTGTCGGAACAGTCTAACTATCTTTATAAAGCGATGGATAAGGCTGTTGATCGTTTTGGCGGCAAATTCCAAACTGTTGATACACCGATCATGAATTCGTATGTAGGCCAGTTAAATAAAGCCTATCCAAGTACTGACCAGATGCCATCTGGTATAAGAAATATATTAAACCAAATTACCGATCCTAAAGGCATCTCATACGAAGCATTAGACCGATTAAGAAGAACTACAGGCGAGCAATATGCTTCCGCTTTGCGTGGCTCTAATCCGTATCCAGACACTGATGTTCGGTCTTTGGGTCAGATATATGATGTTATTACTAGGCAGCAAAATCAGGCTTTAGAAGGCATTGTAGGCTCAAGAGGGCCAGAGATATGGAAGGCCGCTAAAGGACTTGTACAGCAACGCAAGCAGCTTGAAGAGTTATCGGTGCAGTCTTTGGGGCGTGACCTTTCAAATGATTTAATGCCTAGATTAGAACAAAGCCTTGCTAATATTAGCAGGGGAAACATTCAGTCTTTTGTTGGCAGAATGCGCGGTATTCCTGAAGACCTTAGACCTCAAGCTATGGTTACAGCACTGAAAGGCATGATGCAAAGAACAGCTAGGTCTGCTGATGTGGATAAAGACTTTGCAATGTCATTGTCATTTTATCCAAATTGGTGGAGACAAGTTAAGTCTGATGCCAAGGTTTATAATCTTGTCACTAAATACTTAGATGATGACCAAATTCAGTTTTTTGATGACGTAGCAAGAATGGGTGGAAGCCTACAGAGAAGCATTCAAAAGCAGCCTATGAATGGTCGCTTGGTTGAGTTTGTTGATAACTTTGATCAATCTGGCGGTTTAATTTCTCGCTTAATGGGTATGGTAGGTCGTGATAGAAGCGCGGTCGGCGCTGTTGCGCGTGGCGGCTCTATGGTGTTTGACACTCTTATTGGGGCAACCAGCCGAGGCAAAGCCGTTGAGCAGATGTCTGAGCTTCTAAGGGATAATAACTTTAGACGTATGGTTATCAGAGGCGCTGAAGGCGAGCCTATAGATCGTATCGCAGATCGTGTAGCGCAATCTGGTACGTTCAAAGAATGGTATAATGCAGCCTCAGAACCTATCAAGAATGGGATTATGGAGCTTGGACGAAGGGCTACACAGACTATCCCAAATGCCTCCCCAGAAAGAATACTTGCTGCTGGCGTTGCAGACTACTTTACTCGCTCTAACATTGATGAAATAGAGCAATACTTTACAGGTGAAGAATAATGGACTGGATCGTGACTGGGAAAC